CAGATATGGGTTACACTCATCGCAAATCTGCTGCTGTCAGTACTTCAAAGCAAACTCGAAAGACGTTGGAGCTTCTCAGGGCTTGCTACAATCGTCAGAATTGTGCTGATGTATTACCTGAATCTCGAAAAGTTCCTCAATCAGCCCGATGCAGACCTGAAAATCATGCTCGCCGAAGCATCGGAATCGCCTCCCGAAGTTCCTGAAAACTGCTGAGGGGGCTTGTCAAATACAAAAAGTAAGCCCAACTTCTGCCGTTCAGGAAGTTGGACTCGCCTTTTTATGGTTTAGCGGACAGTAATAATTGTTTTTGACTGGATGAACCACGATACAGGAAAGAGCCGCAAACTCAATGACGAGGATATGGCAGCAATGCAGACTTTGGCATCAGACATTCTAATGATGGAACGTGGGCAATCAAAAAATGTTACTGGCAAAGAACATCTGGAACGCAATGACTTCATCATTGAAAAACAGAAAGCCGAACTGCAACGCATAGATGCTGCAAAGCGGCATAAAGAACAACAGGTGGAACTTGCCGAACAGGAACTCAAACAGGTAAAATCGGAGATACGCACGGACAAGCTCAAAAGCGTGGCTACCGATGCTGCCACTGTCATAGCAAGCGGAGTGGGTTCTCTTTTCGGCAGCGGGAAAATGAAGAAACTGGAGCAATCCAATGACGAATTGCGTCAGGAAATTGCCAAACGGGACAAGGGCATTGATGACTTGAAAGCCCAAATGCAACGTATGCAGGAACAGCACGGCAAGCAGATACGCAATCTTCAAGGAATACACAATCAGGAACTTGAAGCCAAAGACAAGGAAATATCACGGCTGAATACCTTGCTTGAAAAGGCTTTCAAGTGGTTTCCGATGCTCAGGGAGATGTTGAGAATGGAAAAATTGTGTGCTGCCATCGGCTTCACCAAAGAAATGATAGAGAGCCTCCTGACCAAGAAAGAGGCTATCAGGTGCAATGGCAGGATTTATTCCGAAGAACACAGACGGAAGTTTGACATCAAGAATGATATTTTCAAGGTGGAAAAGAATCCAACCGATGATAGCAAACTGATACTGACCATAAACAAGCAGTCGATAGACGAATGGTTCAAAGAACAGTGGAATAAATTACGGCAAAGTTTACGACAGTCAGCGGAAGAGCCAAGAAAAAATAGAGGATTCAAGCTATAATTCCGCTCTATATAATCCAAAACATCAATAAAATAACTAATTTTGCATTCGGATAGGGGCAACTCTTTCCAAGAAATAAGAAAATAAGAAGCGTTATGCTCTCTTGTAAGTCGAGAACGTAGGAAATTCACCAGTGTACTGGGATTGCATAGTGGTTCTCACGCATACAGCATGGGCTGCTACCTCTACATCTGTACACAAGGTTTCCTACGACTTTCGACTTCGAGTGTTGCATCAGTAGTTTGTGCTTCTGCATTTATAAATCGCTCCATCGTGCTATGGAGCATTGTATTATTTTGTAGATGAAGAATATCGAAGCAGATAAAGAACTCATAGCGGCATCGGAATCAAGGATATAAAGGACTATGAAATTGAAATCAACATCGAAAATGGTATAGTAGTAAGATAAAAGTAATGGCAGAATCTTTTAAAAATATGTTTGATAAGCCATTCTTTGGAAGGTTTGTCAACGACTTGTCTCTTGTTCTCCAGAACATGAGTGTAGACAAGTTTGTAACTTTAGTTATGGATGAAGAATGGGAGAACAGAGGTTATAAGCAGCGGATTGCACACATAACTACTGTTCTGCACAAGTTTATGCCAACCGAGTATAAAGAAGCTGTTGCGAAAATCTTTAAATTATTAGACTGTGTAAAAGTTAGACTGCTCGATTTTTCAAAGATAGACGATAAAAATTTCAATTTGCTGACATTAGAATATGGGGTTATTTTGGACCATTATGTGGAGCGATATGGAATAGAGGACTATGAGACATCAGTGAAAGCCATTGAGCGAATTACGCAATTCACGACTTGCGAATTTGTGACCCATGCCTTTATTGTGAAATATCAAGATGAAATGATGAAACAGATGTTGGCTTGGTCAAAACATCCGCACTGGGGGGTAAGGAGGCTTGCATCGGAAGGGTGCAGACCTCGTCTGCCGTGGGCGATGTCATTGCCTAAATTAAAAGAAAATCCAGCTCCCATCATTCCGATTATGGAAAATCTGAAAAACGATCCATCCAGGTTTGTAAGGTTGAGTGTTGCCAATAACCTGAACGATATTTCAAAGGATAATCCACAAATCGTAATTGCTTTGGCTAAAAAATGGAAAGGGCAATCAGAGAATATTGATTGGGTTATCAAGCATGGATGCCGAACATTGCTTAAGCAGGGGAATCACGAGATATTGAACCTGTTTGGACTGAGTTTGAATGACAATATCAGCATAGGTGACTTTAAGATTCTTACAAAAAGAATAAAAATGGGTGATTCTGTTGAATTTTGTTTTAATCTAAACAATTATAATACGGAAAAACGGACAATAAGATTGGAATACGGAATCTATTATCGGAAAATGAATGGAGAGATGACGAGGAAAGTCTATAAAATCAGTGAGAAGGAATACAAAGGAAACTCCATTACGGAAGTCAATAGGAAACATTCGTTTCGCCCCATAACGACAAGAACTTTTTATCCCGGCATTCATCAGATTGCTGTTATATTCAATGGATGTGAATCGGGAAAATGTGAATTTGAACTTGTTGAATGACAGTTTTTAATAGTTGAGATTAATCCGTAAATTCCCCGTTATATCCAAGAAAAAACAAGTGGTTTGCACGTTAAAAGGGAGGTTTTCCACTTACCTTCCCATACTATCAATCTTAAAGAATACAAAAACACCCAATTTTACATTCTTGGGTGTAAAATTGGGTGTTTGCTTTGCAATTTGCTGATTTTCAGCGTTTATTGCGGAGAGAGAGGCTGATATACCTATATTTTCAATTATTTGCAACCATAACCAAACATACACACTAACAGCGGTTGGCGTGGCTACGGTTGTTTCATTGGGTAGGAGCATAATCAAACATTAACCACAAATTCGGGTACTTTTTCGGGTACCCTATTTTTCGCCTTCGTCCGTGGTGGAACGATTAGAACCGAAAGAATTAAACCGTTCCATATTTTCAACCTTAGCATCATTGACAATTTTAATATAAGGCTTCATAGCCTTAAAGTCGCTGTGCCCTGTCCATTCCATAATAACCGGGGCCGGAATACCGAGCCGCAAAGCGTTTACAATAAAAGTACGCCGTCCGGCGTGGGTAGTAAGAACGGAATACTTCGGCACTACAACCTCGGAGCGTTCACTGCCGACATAGGAAACAATATTAACGGGTTCGTCAATTCCGGCAACTTCCGCCGCTTCGTGAAGGTTTTCGTTCATTTTTACGTTGCTTATAACGGGCAACGCTTTATCATTTGGAAGCCCTACGCCTTCGTATTTGTCAAGAAGGGCGAGGGCATATTTATTAAGTTCGATATGTAGCCGCGCCGTCGTTTTCTTTGTTACGATAGACATAAAGGGCGGCGTTTGTTCCCGGTGGATATCGGAACGCCGGAGTTTGGCAACGTCGGAATAGCGAAGCCCCGTAAAACAGCAGAAGCAAAACACATCACGGACAGCCGGAAGGGAAGGTTTATTAGCCGGAAATTCAAAGTTTAGGAAGTGTATAAGTTCGTCCCATTCCAAATAAATAACTTCTTTGCAGTCCAACCCCTTAAAACGGGGGCGGTATTGCAAATGAGCAAGCCCCGTATAATAGCCATTGGCAGCAGCCCAACGCAAGAACCAACGAAGGAAGCCTACGTTTTTGGCTACGGTTGTGTTTAATTGCCTAACCTTCGTTTGCAGATGAGCCACAAAGCCCGCGAAGGTTGCTTTATCAAAGCCTTCTAAGGTTAGTTTCTTATTATAGTTCTTTAAGTGTGCTTTTAGACTACTGAATTTTGTATAGGTTGATTTAGTCCAATTATTCGTAACCCCCATTTCCCCGGTAAATAGGTCATAGACGGCGAAGAACCCTAACGGCTTTTCTTCCGGCTTCTTTTCTTCGGGCTTCGCACGTCCGGCGGCCAAGTCGAAGGCTTCCTTAAATTCAGCGACCGAAGGCGGGCGTTTATTGTCAAGTTCAAACCGGGTAAGGACTTCTTCAATAGTGGAAGCCACAGCCATAACGCCGCGATTGATAGCTCCGGCTGTTTCGCCGTGGCTATTCTTATTTCCGAGCCGAACGCAACTATTAGCGTCGTCCCATTTAGCCGGGGCAATAACATAGCCGGAGCGGATATCACACCGAAGACCGGCCCACGATACCCGAAGCCTAATACCAACTTCTTCCGTAGCCTTACCCTTATTGTTAGGCTTTATATGTAATCCTACCTTAATTTTGAACTTCATAAGTAAGCATTTTTCCGCACCCGGTAAGCAGCCACTTCGCCGAAATGGGATAGCAGGCTGTAATATAGTGGGCGGCTTCCAATTCTATGCCCTTATAGCGGGGCTTGTAGTCCGGCTTCGGGGTAACGCCATAGCCTAACCGAAGTTCCCGATACTTCGGCGCACTAAGCCCGTATTCATTGCAGAACGCCTCAAGCGACGCAACCTTATTTAATTCTACAAGACGTTCCAACGCCAAGAAGAAACGGCGGCTTATTTCTTCTTTAATGGGCCAGGAAGTATTAACTACGCGGGGCATAGTCCGGCGGCTTTGGCGTTGTCAACAATAGCGAAGTAGTCCGCTTCCGATATAACAATAGTTTCCCGACCGTCCAAGTACGCAGTTTCCAAAGCGTCGAAGACGTGGCGAGGGATAAACGGGTAGTAAGCCCGGTTAGAATAATAGGTATTTATAGCGATTTCCATATAGCTGAGTTATTTTTTCCGAATTTTGCGTTTACGGCACTTTAAGCCCCAAATGGTAGGAATTACCACCCCGAAAAAAACGGCGCGAAAAAGGGGCGTTTCTGTGCGTTCTACGGCGTATCACTTTACTACGGTGCTTATACCGCTACTTACCTGTATTTCTCGGCTTTATATATAATAAGGTATAGCCAAAATTTCAGTATAAAGGAACGGTACGCCCAAGGACTACCCGACAGCGGCAGAGGTTGCAGTGTCGCCCCGGTGGACATCCGCTTTTTTAGTAAGTTCGGTTAGCCGTTCGATAGTCCGCTGTTGACTTTCTATTATAGAGAGAAGGCGGGCTTTTTCTTCGCGGGCATCTTCCAAAAGTTTAAGCAGAATTTCGGAAGGAGCCACTTCGGGGGCTTCCGGCTTTTCTTCGGGTAGAAGCATTTCGCCCTCGCCCATCATTAGCCACAGCGGATTAAGGCGCGGGAATTGTATGGTAATTTGTTGCAGAGTGTCCGGCATTATAGACTTACGAATACTTTGTATATAGGCAGACCCCACGCCGACCCGCCTACAAAATTCGCGTTCGCTGATACCTACAAACTTTATAAAGTCTTTAAGTCGCTCTTTTACTGTTCCTTCCATTGCGTTGAAGGGGTTAAATGTTAAACAATCTTAAAAACACGTCCTTTGTATGGCAAACACTTGCATCGTGTATGGCAAAGTATTAACTTTGCACCGTGTTAGTAATTCAGTTGCAAAGTTAGCGAAAATTACGGCACGAAGCAATAACAAAAATTACTTAAATTTCAGTTATATGGACTACACGACAGCACAGATTAACAGAAACTTCCTAATTAAAGTTAGCGGAGTGAACGGCGAAGGAAAGCGGTTAAATACCCTCGTCGGAGTAAGTGGGCTTCTTCGTCTTATTGGCGAAAAATTAGCCAACAACCTCCTAACCCGCGCCTTCAAGTGTATGCTTGATAAGTGCGTATGCAAACTTCGTCGCGGGCTTAAAATTACATTCTACTATAAATAAGCATACAAGTATATGGCAAGTAAAACTATTAAGGCTAAGGCAGTCGTAAAAGTGCTTACCGACTTCGGCTATTGGTGCCTGGCAGAGATACGCGGACTTAAAGAAGGCACAATATTAGAAGGCCGGTTTAACCCCAAAAACAAAGCCTTTGATTTTTCCTACAACGGGCAAGACGCAATGCTGTGGATAGGACAAAACGGCGAACTAATAGAGGACGAAACAACTAACACCATACAACAATGAGCATGAACGACAACCAGGGCTGTAGTGTTTGCCCCGCCGGAAGCGAGAACTACGAAGTATTCACTACCCGCCTACGCGGAAAGCGAGTTAAGCGCGTCCAATACGACTACCGCACCCCGGACGGGGAACTATTCGCTACCGTGGCTTCGTCCTTGATTGAGTGCCGCCACCGCCGCGATGAGTGGTTAGAGAAGCGACAGGCAAACGCGGGTAAGGGTTAATTTTCCCGATAGCCGTATCAAGTTAATACGGAGCAACCACAACTATATAGCAAGCCAACGGAGAAAGAATCCCTTTCGTGAAGGCTATAAACCGTTGACAACCGGGAACAGGCCGGAGCGCGGACGCAGCGAAAGCGGGCGAAGGAAGTTCGAGCCTTCCACCGCGCACTAAATTCTAACCGCTTAATAATTCAAAATATGACATTGACAGCGACAAAAGCAGCCTTCCGAGGCTTCCGAAACGGACTTAAACAAGTAAAGATGGGCGACTACGAAGCCTGTATAGCCGACCTTTGGGCGGCATTGGGAATCAATAACCGCAATTCCTTCTATTGCTACCGCGACGGCAAGCAGGAGCCAAAAGCAAGCCAAGCTGTAGCAGTTACGGAAGTATTCGCCAAGTATGGAGTAACCGAAAATATTTGGGGGATATGCGACTAAAAGCAGAGCTTACCCGACGGGAAGGCGAGGTAGCCGAGTTGTTGGCGTGGGGAGCGAGTAAGAAAGAAGTAGCCGAAAGGCTCTTTATTTCAGCCCGAACCGTAGAGAACACCGCCCGCAACATATACGCCAAGATAGGCATCCAAAAGGCTACGGAACTTTGCGTTTGGTGGTTTTGCACAAAGTGCGGCGTTCCCGTGAGCTTAGACCCGCTTAAACGCGCCTTCATAGCGACAGCCCTGCTGTTGGTTATGGGCTTCCACGAATACAACGGCAATAACGACGACAACTATTTGTTACGCGGGGCCAGACCAACAACGGCACGGACAACAAGAACGCTCCGCCGAGCAAAGGACGAGAACGAAAATATTAACCCCTTCAACAACTTGATAGCATGACAAGCGAGGAACTGAAAACAAAGATATTCGGCAAGACCGAAACCGGGGAACGGTACACGTTCCGGCAGTGGCTAATTTTCGTATGGTTCGCCCTGTCGCTATTCCTTCTTTGCGCGGCCGCCGAGGACGCAAGTATAACCGTCTTATTAGTTCTATTCGCCAACTTCGCCGCTTCCGCCCATTACATTAACAAACTTCCGCTTCCCGAAGACCCGGAAAAATACTTAGACGACGATGAAGAAGATTAACCCCGACACCCGAATAATAGACCTTACCGTAGGCCAACTTTTGGATGCAGTCGAAGACCGAGTAAGGGCGGTTTTGGCAAACAAGCCAACAAAACAGGAAGGCGAACGCCGCTACGTCTACGGCCTTAAAGGTTTGGCGAAACTATTAGGGTGCAGCAAAACGACCGCAAGCCGTATCAAGACTTCCGGGAAGATTGACAAAGCAATAACCCAAATAGGCGCACTTCTGATTATTGACGCGGATTTAGCCTTAGAGTTAGCCGGAAACAAAGAAAAGTAACAACACTAAATAATTAACAGCTATATGAGCAGACAAGTAACACTAAAACGCCTTACCCTTGTAAACTTTAAGGGTTTGCGAAACGTAGCCGTAGAGTTCGGCGACGGCGTTACGACCATAAGCGGACGTAACGGAACCGGGAAGACCACAATAGCGGACTCCTTCGCGTGGCTTCTTTGGGGCAAAGACAGCGAAGGAAACTCCGACTCCAAATTTGGGATAAAGACCAACGACGCGGAAGGTAACTTTATTCCCGACCTTGAACACGAAGTAACCGGGCTTTTCGACGTGGTAGACACCGAAACCGGGGAAGCGTCAAGCGTGGAACTTCGCCGCGTCTATGTGGAGGAGTGGAAGACCCCCAAAGGCAGCACCGAGCGCACCCTGTCCGGGCACCATACCGACTACTTCTTTAACGGCGTACCCTTGAAGAAGGCGGAATACGACGCAAAGGTAGCCGCAATAATACCCGAAGACCTCTTTAAGGTCATTACGGATCCTTACTACTTCCTTACGCTTCATTGGAAGGCACAACGCGAATACTTGCTTACGATGGCGGGCAAGATTAACGACGCGGACGTAGCCGCCACCCGCGAAGAATTTGCCGCCCTTCTGCACCGAGTAACAGGCAAGACGATGGAAGAATACAAAAAGGAAATTTCGGTACGTCGTGGCAGGATTGAAGCGCAGTTAGAAAAGATACCGACCCGCAAAGATGAAGCCACCCGAAACACCCCGGTAGCCCCGAACTACGCCGCCCTTGAAAGCGAGAAGGCGCAGATACAGGAAGACCTCGCCAACATTGACGCGGCGGCAGCTTCCGAAGCAGAAGCCAACCGCGTAGCCTACGAACAGGCGGCAAAGATACAGGCGGAAATCAACACTAAGCGCGACGCACAGGCGAAGGCATTACAGGACGCGAAGGAAGCAGCCCGCGCAGCAGCTTACGAAACCAACCGCGTAGCCGACGAAGCCGCCCGCGACCTCGCACAAGTACAGCGCGACGAGGAAAGCGAAAACAAATATTACAGCCGGGAGAAGTCAGTAATAACGGCTTCCATAGCCACTGCCAAACGCCGTAAAGAGGACTACGAAGCCCAAGTAGCCGACCTTCGCAAGCGTTGGGAAACCGTGAATAACGAACAATTCCAAGAACAGCAAGCCCCGACCGCCGGCCCGCTTATTTGCCCGGTATTCGGTCATCAGTGCGCCGACCCCGGAGCACCCAACCGCCATCAGTGCGACGCAGCCGCAGCCCTTGAATCCTTCCGCAAGAACCAAGACACCGCCCGCGCCGCCTTCATTGCCAACCAAACCGCCCGACTTGACAAGATGGACGCGGAAGGCCAGGAACTAAACAGGCTTATAGCGGCACAGGACGCGGAAATAAAACGCCTTGAAGCGGAAGCCGTCGCCCTTGATACCAAGCACAACGCCGCCGTACAGGACTACGCCACAAAGAAGGCGACCTATAACAACACCATAGCCGCCAATCCCCGCGTAAGCACCGACCCGCAAATAGACCCGCAGACGCTTCCGACTTGGGTAGCCCTTCAAAAGGAGATAGACCAACTGAACGCCCGCCGTGCAGCCGTGACAGCACCGACAACACAGGACACCGCCGCAGAGCGTCAGCAGAGCCGGGCGACACTTCGCGCCCGCCTTTCCGAGATAGACCAAAAGCTCGGACTTCGCGCCACCATTAAAGCCGCCGAAGCCCGTATAGTGGAACTTGATAAGGAAGCCGCTACGTTGGCACAGGAAAAGGCAACACTTCAAACCGAAGAAGCCCTAATAGACGACTTCGTAAGATGTCGTATGGAAGAAGTAGAACGACGTGTAAACGGGCTTTTCGACGGCGTGGAGTTCCGAATGTATAAGACGCTTGTAAACGGCGAAAAAGAGCCGGACTGCGTGGCCTACATTGGCGGGGTACGATACCAAGACAAGAACCACGCTGGGCAGATTAACGCCGGGTTAGCCGTGATTAACGCCCTTTGCGCCTTCCACGGAGTAACCGCCCCTATAATTGTCGATAACGCCGAGAGTGTAAACGACTTCATCCCCGTAAAAAGCCAATTAGTCCGGCTTGTAGTTACTACGGGGGAGTTCCAAGTAACAAACAACTAAAAAATATTCCGACCATGTGCAAGACCCCGGAACTTCCGG